TGAAAACCCTTATGATACATTTAGAGATTGGTATACAAAAGACTATCAATCATTTATTGATTACAACATTAAAGACGTTGAGATAGTTGATGGTTTAGAAGATAAACTAAAACTAATTGAACTAGTCTTAACTATGGCGTATGAGGCCAAAGTAAATTATACAGATGTATTCTCACAAGTAAGAATGTGGGATATGTTAATTTACAATTATCTAAAAAAAGATAATATTATGATACCACCAAAGGAAGATAATATTAAAGAAGATAAGTACGAAGGTGCTTATGTAAAAGACCCAATCACTGGTATGCATAACTGGATTGTTTCTTTCGATATAAATTCTCTATATCCACATTTAATTATGCAGTATAATATCTCACCAGAAAAAATCATTGGTGTAAAACCATCAGGCATTTCAGTTGATAGATTGTTAAATCATGCGACACCGTTGACGCATCTAAAAACTGAAGGCGCCTGTATTACACCAAATGGTGCTATGTTTAAAACAGATAGTCCAGGGTTTCTACCTAGACTTATGGAAAGTATGTATAATGATAGAGTTAAGTTTAAAACTCTTGCGTTTCAAGCAAAGAAAGAATATCAAAAAACAAAAGACCCAAAGACAGCAAAAGAAATATCACGTTGTCATAATATACAATGGGCAAAGAAGATTGCTCTTAACTCGGCTTATGGTGCTATTGGTAATCAATACTTTAGATATTATGATGTAAGACAAGCAACTGCTATTACATCATCTGGTCAATTTGTAATTAGATTTATTGAAAAGAATGTAAATGAATATATGAATAAGATATTAAAGACACACGATAAGGTTGATTATATTGTTGCGTCAGATACAGATTCAATTTATCTTACGTTAGATAAACTAGTTGAAGCAACTTGTAAAGATAAATCAAAAGCTGATACATTAAAGTTTTTAAACAAAGTTGTTAATAGTAGAATAGAACCTTTTATAGATAAGTGTTTCGCAGAACTTGCTGAATACACAAACGCCATTAGTCAAAAAATGGTTATGAAAAGAGAAGTGATCGCTGACAAAGGTATATGGACTGCGAAAAAAAGATATATGTTAAATGTATTAGACGAAGAAGGTATTACATTTGAAGAACCTAAACTAAAGATTATGGGTATTGAGGCTGTGAAGTCATCTACACCTGAAGTTTGTAGAGGAAAGATTAAAGAAGCTATCAAACTTATAATGACTAAAGACGAAGATACACTACAAAAGTTTATCGCAGAATTTAAGAACGAGTTTTATCAAATGACAGCAGAACAAATATCTTTTCCAAGGTCTTGTAATAACTTAAAGAAATATATGCATGGTAGTAATATCTTTATTAAGGGAACACCTATTCATGTTAAAGGTGCGTTAATATATAATCATCAATTAAAACAATTCAAGTTACATAGAAAGTATCCAATAATACAAGAAGGTGATAAGATTAAATTTCTAAAACTAAAAGAAGCTAATCCATTTAAGTTTGATGTAATAAGTTATGTATCTAAACTACCTAGTGAATTTAAACTACAAGATTATATCGACTATGATATAATGTTTGAAAAAACATTTGTAGACCCTATGAGTTTTATACTTAATTCTATTGGTTGGTCTACCGAGAAGACAGCTAGTTTGGAGGACTTCTTTGTCTAGTTTTTTCATAGCAATAATCTGCGCACATTGGGGATTCGCCACTGGTAATCTTCTTGCGATAAAAACAGATTGGACTATACCTAGATTTTTAATAATAATTTTATTGATAAGATATTTTTTTTTAACTTATGGAATTTAACACAAACAAAAAACATGGAGTAATATATGCTGACCCACCTTGGTATTTTAAAACGTTTAGTAACAAAGGAAAGGATAAAAGTCCTGAAAGACATTATCCTTGTATGTCTCTCACTGACATTATTCGGTTACCTGTTGGTGACCTTGCTAAGGACGATGCAGTCCTTTTAATGTGGGTAGTTGATCCACTATTAGACCAGGCGTTTAAGGTTATAGACGCCTGGGGTTTTAAGTATAAGACAGTAGGTTTTACATGGGCGAAAACGAATCGAACTAAAATGGGTTTCTTTACGGGTCTAGGTTACTGGACTAGAGGTAATCCAGAAATGTGTTTACTCGCTACAAGGGGTAAACCTAAAAGGCTAAATAAGAGTATACCACAATTAGTGGTTGATCAAAGACGAGAACACAGTAGAAAACCAGATATAGTATATGACCATATTGAGAAGATGTTACCAGGACCTTATATTGAACTATTTGCGAGAAGAACAAGACCTGGTTGGACAAGTTGGGGGAATGAAGTTTGATCTTACACTTGACATTAGTCTTATTATATGTTATACTAGGGTATAGTTTTGTCATATGGCTACTAATAAAATGGAATAATGAACAATTATAAAAGATATACTTTACAAGATACATTAGATAGTGAGAAAAGATCACTATTCAATGTGTTATCAACTTTCGCTGGTGGTGGTGGTTCATCAACTGGTTATAGATTGGCTGGTGGTAAGATACTTGCGATCAATGAATTTGTACCAGAGGCGCAAAACACTTATAAAGAAAACTATCCTGACACTACAATTGTGCCAGGCGATATTAAAAAATTGACAGGCACGTTTCTTATGGAACAGGCTGGGATTAAAGTTGGTGAGTTAGACTTATTAGATGGCTCTCCTCCTTGTTCAGCGTTCAGTATGGCGGGTTCAGTATCACATGGTAAGGGTAATACACATGAAGATGCGTTTGGTAAAAAGAAAAAGTATTCAGATATAGAAGGTGTAGAGAATGTCGAAGATTTATTCTTTGAATTTTTAAGAGTGGCTAAAGATATAAAACCAAAAGTTATTATTGGTGAGAATGTTGAAGGTTTGACAATGGGTGAAGCCAAAGAGTATTTTCACAAGATACAAAATACATTTGAAGCAATTGGTTATCATATAGTTGCTGATGTATTAGACTCAAGTTATTTTGGTGTACCACAATCTCGTAAAAGATGTTTCTTCATAGGTGTAAGAGAAGATGTTGCTGAGAAAGTTGGTATAAACTTTATGACTATGTATCAATTGTATCCTGATAAGAATGATTTTAGAACTACACTTGGTGAAGCGATTAGTGATATTACAAACACAGATGAAGAAGAACTAAAACTTTTGAGAGATGCTCTAGGTCCAGAAAAGGCTGTTGGTAAAACATTGGCAAAAATGCCACTTGATCCTGACAAAGTATTAACAGGTATGGATTACCACGAGAAAGGTCATCACTTTAATTTAAAGAGAAGTAGTTTAAGAAAACCTTGTCCAACAATTACTGCGATGGGTAATTTACCAGGTGTTGCTGGTACTTGTCACCCACTAGATAATAGAAAGTTTACTATAAAAGAATTGAAAAGAATTATGTCATTACCTGAAGACTTTAAATTGACAGGTAAACATAAACAACAATCAGAACGGATAGGTCGTATGGTTCCACCGTTAATGATGAAGGCTCTCGCAGAGAGTGTATATAACAAAGTGTTAAAGCCATACAAGGAGTTAAACAATGACTAAATTTACTTTTGCTACAAGTAAAGAAGGCTTCGATAATCACATAGATAAATCTGTTCGTGGTTATAGTCACTTATGGGGCGATATACTTAACCTATCAAAATACTTTGTAGAAGACTATACACAAGTTGTTGATATGGGTTGTTCATCAGGTAAACTATTAAAAGGCATGATAGATCAAAACAATAAGAATATTCCTCACGCACAATATACAGGTATAGAAATAGAAGAAGATTTTTTTGGTGACTATCCACATGACGAGGAGAAGTATCATCAACTAAATTATTTCAGAGGTGATGTAAGAGAGTTTGATTTTCAAAACTGTTCTTTGGTTACTTCTATATTTACTTTACAATTTATGTCACCTAAAGACAGACAAGAGATTATTAATAAAATCTACAAAGGTCTTAACACAGGTGGTGCGTTTATCTTTTCAGAAAAAACTTTTAGTTGTAATCCAAGGGTACAAGACATGATGACCTTTATGTTTTACGATTATAAAAGACAACACTTTTCTGATAAAGAAATACTTGACAAAGAAGTAACTTTAAGACACATGATGAAACCAAATACAAAAACTGAATTGTATAAAATGGTACAAGATGCTGGCTTTGAAATACATACTTTTTGGCAGAACTTTAATTTCGTTGGTATTGTTGCGTTAAAGAAATAATAAATATTTCTATGGCAATACCAAAAACGAAATACGAAGAACTAAAAGAGTATTACGACTATCAAAGAAAGATAGCATATAACAAAGAACTAATTTATCACATGGCTGATAGATTTCAAAACAGAGTATATAATGACTTTGGTATGGTTTCGTTAGAGAAGTTAAAAGAAATATTATGGACAAGAGTACAACCTGAAGACTATGAAGAGCCTAGAAAAGGTTATGTACCAGTGGATCCAAAATTAAGAATTGAGGGTGAGACTAAACCACACTTACCAACACTATATTATGATAAAGAAATGGACAATGACACCGACTTTAAGACTTGACATTTTAAGAAGAATGATATATAATAAGAACAATAATTTATGGAGGAATTGAAATGAGTGATTTTTTAAAAGATATAATTAAAGAAACTGGCAACGAATATGCTGGTTTAGTAAGTGATGGTATTGACAGTGCTGATGTAACAAGTTTTATAGACACTGGTTCATATTCTTTCAACGCATTACTATCTGGTAGTATCTATGGTGGTATGCCAGGAAACAAGATTACAGCAATCGCTGGTGAAGCCGCAACAGGTAAAACATTTTTCGCACTAGGTATATGTAAAGCATTTTTAGATAAGGATCCTGATGCAGGTATTATTTACTTTGAATCAGAAAGTGCCATCTCAAAAGAAATGATTGAGAGTAGAGGTATTGATTCTAAAAGAATGGTTATCGTGCCAGTTGCCACAGTACAAGAATTTAGAAGTCAATCAATAAAAATATTAGACAAGTATATAGAACAAGCAGAGAAGACTAGAAAACCTTTGATGTTTGTACTAGACAGTTTAGGTATGTTATCGACTACAAAAGAAATGGAAGATACTGCCGCTGGTAAAGAAACAAGAGATATGACTAGATCACAAATAGTCAAGTCAACATTTAGAGTATTAACATTGAAACTTGGTAAAGCAAACATACCAATGATTATGACTAACCACACATATGATGTCATAGGTTCAATGTTCCCTCAAAAAGAAATGGGCGGTGGTAGTGGTTTAAAATACGCAGCCTCATCAATCATCTATCTTGGTAAAAGAAAAGACAAAGAAGGCACCGAGGTCGTTGGAAACATTATACATTGTAAAAATTTTAAATCTAGGTTAACAAAAGAAAACGCACAAATAGATGTAAAACTTACTTACAAAAAAGGTTTAGACAAATATTATGGTCTTATAGAACTCGGTGAAGAAGCTGGTATCTTTAAGAAAGTATCTACAAGATATGAAATGCCAGATGGGTCTAAAGTCTTTGGTAAGAACATCAACGATAATCCAGAGAAATATTTTACAAAGGAAGTGTTAGACAAAATAGATGAACAAGCAAAACGAAAATTCCAATACGGATCAGACGAAGAAGACGAATAAACGATACGCCTTTGCTCAAAGAAAAGGCGATGACTTTAGTTGCTTAAAAATACTTGACGGACAATACGAAGGTATTATCTACAAGTATAATGAAGTAAAGTTTTCTCAAACTGAAAATGCGAATGGTGAAATACCTTTAAAGTTTACCTATGATGTTATGACTAATCCTAATGAGGAAGATGTTAATTCAGAAGACTTTAGAAATTACATAGGCGATATATTAGTTGAATGTGTTGATGAACAATTACAAAGTGGAAAGTTACAAATAAATGAATGATAGAATAGAAAATACAATATTAAATAATCTTTTCTTTAATGAAGCATTTACAAGAAAGACTATTCCATTTCTTAAAGAATTATACTTTACTAAACGTGAAGAAAAAATATTGTTCTCAGAAATACATAAATTTCTACACACATATAATAATCTTCCTACAAAAGAAGCTATCTTAATTGAACTTAATAATAGAAAAGATTTAAACGAAGAAGAATACAAGATCACAAAAGAGTTAGTTAATAGTATTACACAAGAAGATGTGGATTTAAAATGGTTAACAGATACGACAGAAAAGTTTTGTAAAGATAGAGCTGTTCATAATGCTGTATTAGAAGGTATCAAAATTTTAGATGGTAAAGATAAAACAAGATCGCCAGAAGCGTTACCTAGTTTATTAGGCGATGCGTTAGGGGTAAGTTTTGATAAACACGTTGGACATGATTACATAGAAGATGCTCAAGCTAGATTTGATTGGTACCATACTAAAGAAAAAAGATATCCATTTGATTTATCATACTTCAATAGAATTACAAAAGGTGGTATACCAAGTAAGACTTTGAATATCGCATTGGCTGGTACTGGTGTTGGTAAGTCTTTGTTTATGTGTCATGCCGCATCAGCATTCTTAACACAAGGTCTTAATGTATTATACATCACACTAGAGATGGCTGAAGAACGTATCGCTGAAAGAATAGACGCAAATCTATTTGACATATCAATGGACGATATTAGAAGTATGCCAAAAGAATTATACGAAAACAAAGTTAAGAAATTAGAAAACAAAACAAATGGTAGATTAGTTATTAAAGAATATCCTACGGCGTCAGCTCATAGTGGTCATTTCAAAGCATTAATAAATGAACTAGCATTAAAGAAAAGTTTTAAACCACAAGTGATCTTCATTGATTATCTAAACATCTGTGCTAGTGCAAGGTTTAAAGGTGGTAACATATCATCTTATTTTTATATCAAAGCAATCGCTGAAGAATTAAGAGGTCTTGCTGTTGAACATGATGTGCCTATATTTAGTGCGACACAAACAACAAGAACTGGGTTTGTAAGTACAGATATTGGTTTAGAAGATACATCAGAGTCGTTTGGTTTACCAGCGACTGCTGACTTTATGTTTGCGCTTATGTCAAATGAAGAACTAGAGGGTCTAGGTCAAATGAAAATAAAACAATTAAAGAATAGATACAATGACCCTGGTATTAATAGATCATTTATTATAGGTGTTGATAGAGCTAAGATGAGACTATATGATACTGAAAATTCAGCACAAAATATAGTTGGTGGTAAAGAACTAAAAGAAAAAGAAGATTACCCTACACCTGAGGAAACTTATGAAAAGTTTTCTGATTTTAAATTATAATGGTAAAAAAACAAAAAGTAAGATTTCATAAAGGCGATAGACGACCTAATAATGAACAACCTAATCTATCTTATACAAAGAAGATGGTAAAGAAAGGTAAGGATATTATATGGCAAGTCATTGAAAGACCAACAAAGAACGTCATAAGCGAGTGCTTCTTTGAAGAAGACGCCCATAAATTAGTTAAGTTTCAAAACAAACATAAAACATGGCAACCCAATGGTGGCGTACCTAAATTCTTATGGACAAGAGTTTAGTCTTATAAATATAATAAACAAGATTGATTTATATGGAAACCGTGAATAGACTTATGGATAAAATGAGAGAGAAATGTTTAGTTTTAAAGGATTTACAACACAAGATAGAAATACACATTTAGAACACCTAGAAGACGATATAATAAATCGTGGAACAAAGGGTGGAGAAAATGCGTTAAACTTTTTAAGATCGGTGAGAGATATGCTCGCTGGTTCTTCAAATAAAAAAGTTAATATGACAGTTAAATGGGATGGCGCTCCAGCTATCATCTGTGGTATTAATCCAGAAAATGGCAAATTCTTTGTCGGCACAAAATCAGTATTCAATAAAAATCCTAAAGTAAATTACACTAACGCAGATATAAGTAAAAATCACTCTGGCGAATTAGCGTCTAAATTATCAATCGCATTAAAAGAATTAAAACGTCTAGGTATTAAAGGTGTATTACAAGGTGACTTTCTATTCGCACAATCAGATTTAAAAAAGATTAGTTTAGATGGAGAAGATATGATTTCATTTACACCTAATACAATTACATATGCTGTTCAATCTTCATCTGCTGTAGGCAGACAGATTAGTAGAGCAAGAATGGGAATTGTTTTTCACACAAAATATTCAGGTAAGACTTTAGATAGTATGACTGCTGGATTTGGTACAGTTAGAGGTAGAGCAACTAATGTATTTCTAGCGAGTGCTGGTTACAAAGATGTATCTGGTTCTGCGAAACTTACAAGAAACGAACTAGCACAATTCAACGCAAAATTAAGAATGGCAGAAGGTTCATTATCAAAGGCAGCACCTTTGTTAGATGAAATGAGTAAGTCTTCTGCTGATGGTTTAGGTGTAGGGTTTAGATTAAAAACTTTCTTCAATCATCACATAAGAGGATCGCAAGGTCATATGGCTAAAGTTAGAACTCTAGTAGATATGTTTAGAGATTACTATATCAATATTGTTCAAGCAGAGATTGATAGTAAGAAGACAGATAAAGGAAAACAAAAGTATAAAGATATACTAGCAACAAATTTAAAATTTATAGATAGAAATAAGAATGCTTTAGTAATGGCTGTTGCATCTCACGTTACTTTACAAAATGCGAAAGACTTTTTGATTAAGAAGATGAGTGAGATACAAAGCATAGGACATTTTTTAAAAACTTCTACAGGTTATAAAGTTACAAGTCCAGAAGGATATGTAGCCGTAGATAAAGTAGCAGGAGCAATCAAGTTAGTTGATAGAATGGAATTCAGTAGAGCTAACTTTACAATGCCAAAAGGATGGAGTAATTAATGACAAAGACATTTAAACAATTTGAAGATTATGATATACAGTGTGAAGAAGTAATATTCGAACACGAAAGTGAGCCTTTACAAGAGGCAGAGTATCAAGGTAAGACAGTAAAATTAAACGACCCAGTTAGAGGTGGTTCTAAAAAGTTTTATGTGTATGTAAAAGATGGCGACAAGGTTAAGAAAGTATCATTTGGTGATACAACTGGTCTATCTATTAAGAGAGATAACCCAGCGAGAAGAAAGTCATTTAGAGCAAGACACAATTGCGCTGATCCAGGACCAAAAACTATGGCGAGATATTGGTCGTGTTATCAATGGAGAGCTGGAGCGAAAGTAAACGATTAATGAAAAAACTAAATCAAATATTGCGAGAGGGTGTTTACGACCCAGGTATATTTAAAGCTTTCTTTTTAGCTGGTGGGCCTGGAAGTGGTAAGTCATTTGTAACGGCTGGGGCCTTTGGTGGCACTGGTTTAAAACTTGTGAACTCTGACGCTTCATTTGAAAGAGGTTTAAGAAAAGGTAATCTATCATTAAAGATGCCTGACGAAGAAGAATATTTTAGAAACATTGTAAGAGCTAAAGCAAAGATGACTACTGCTACTCAATTAGATACTTACATACAAGGTAGATTAGGTTTAGTCATAGACGCAACTGGTAGAGATAAAAGTGTTATTAATAATCAAAAGAAACAATTAGACCTTATAGGTTATGATAGTTATATGATTTTTGTTAATACAAGTTTAGAAGTAGCGTTAGAAAGAAATAAGAATAGACCTAGAACTGTACCAGATTATGTCGTACAGAATAGTTGGAATCAGGTACAATCTAACATTGGTCAGTTTCAAAGAATTTTTAGTCCTGGTAGAATGTTAATTGTAGATAACAATAGAAGTGAAAAAGAATTAGTAACACTAACACTTAACACAGCTGCGAGATATATACGAAGTCAATTAAGAGCTAGTCCTCAAAATCTAACAGCGAAACAGTGGATAGCAAACGAATTAAAAGCTAAAAAAAGAATATGAGATTTAAAGATTTTATAAAGGAAAGTATCATAGATATACCTAGACAAAGATATGCGCCAGGTGTATTTGATGACGCTGATACTAATAATCCAAAATTAAAACCTGTTGTTGTTAAACTTATCAAAGATCAAATTAAAGAATTTGAGAAGTATCACCCAGTAAAAAAATATTCATTGATTGGTTCTATACTTACAAAAAAATATAGAGACGATGCTGATTTAGATATGAACATCTTATTTGATGTTCCAGAAAAAGATAGAGAAGAAGTTAGAATAGCATTAGCTAAAAATTTAAGAAATATAAACGGTAAACTTGTTCCAGGAACTAAACACCCAATTAACTATTATGTAATCACAGACCCAGAGTTAAAGAAAAAGAATGACGCTATGGCTGATGGTGTATTTGATATTGATGAGAATGAGTTTGTAAGAAGACCTACCGAAGATACTTTCGACTCTGAAAAATATGAAGCAGACTTCCAAGCAAAAGTAAAAGAAATAGATGTAGTCAAAGGCGAACTTGCTAGAGATATAATTGATTACGAAGAACTAAAAGGTTTGACAGCAGATGATGTATTGAACTTACAAGCGAGAGTTAATAGTAAACTAGACGAGATAGAAGACAGTATAGAGGTATTAGTTGATATAGGTGATGATGTAGTCAAACAAAGACAAAGTGCTTTCAATGACGATATGACACCAGAAGAAATTAGACAGTTTGGTAAGAAACATAAACTACCTAAAAATATTATTTACAAGTACCTAGAAAAATATCACTACTTAAAATTTTATAAGAAGTGTAAAGATATTTTAGAAGATGGTAAAGTTACAGATAAAGAAATTGATAGTTTAAAAACTGAAGCAAATAATGGTCCACCAAGGGTTATGGCATTTACATTTGGTAGATTTAATCCACCAACAATAGGTCATCAAAAGTTGATGGACAAAGTTAAAACACAAGCTAGAGATTACAAAATTTATTTAAGTAGAAGTGAAGACCCTAAAAAGAATCCACTAGACGTTAGATATAAAGAAAGATTAATGAAACAAATGTTTCGTTCTCATAGTAGAAACATAGAGATCAATCCATCAAACAATGTATTAGATATTTTAGTAAAACTATATGATGATTACAATAGAGTTGTTATGGTTGTTGGTAGTGATAGAGTTAGAGAGTTTGATACTTTACTAAAGAGATATAACAATGTAAAATCCAGACACGGATACTATTACTTTGAAGATATAAAAGTTGTATCTGCTGGAGCTCGTGATCCTGATGCCGAAGGCGCAGAAGGTATGAGTGCTAGTAAGATGAGAGCCGCGGCTGCTAAAGGTGACCTAGAAGCATTTAAAAAAGGATTACCTGGAAGTAGTAGAGGCACTAATGATGCTGAAACAATTATGAAAAATGTTAGAGTAGGTATGAAACTTCCCTCTAGTTATAAAATGGAAAATTACAAACCAATACCAACAGTTAAAGGGTTTGAACAAGAACAAGTAAGAGATTTATATGTTAGAGATATGATTTTTAACATTAACGATAAAGTAGATTATATAAAAGAAGATGTACAAGGTATAGTAAAAAGACGAGGTACTAACTATATCGTAATAGAAGATAATAATAACAATTTACACAAAGCATGGATATGGGATTGTCTTCCTGTAGCCGCAGATAGAGAAATAGAAGTAAGAGAATATGATACAAATATAGACTATGGCTTTGAAGCAGTATCAGAAATGAAAGAAAATAAGATATCACAATCTGAAATAAATAATTTAGAAAGATTTGCTGATAGAATACTTAATAAGTATGGTGTTGATGTAGAATTTACAAGACACTTTGTTGATAGATTGAATGACACTAGAAACAATCCATCAATCAAAGTTGCTGAATTACAAAAGTTTTTTAAGAAAATACAAAGAAATAAAGCACGTAATATTGTAAAACAGAATGATCAAACGGATGCTGTATTAAAAGATATGGAAACAAATCTAAACTTACCTGTAAAGATTATTAAAAAAGGTAACGAATTCGAGGTAATCAATAAAACAATTATGAGAAAAAAAAATTTCCACGTAGGTTCTAGTAAAACCATTAGATACGAAGATAAAACACAACAGGATAAAGATGTCGAAAAGAAAGACGGAACACAACCTAAAAAATACTACTCTGGATTATCAAAAGATGTCAAAGATAAAAGAGCAGATTACTTCAAAAAGAACGATAGTAATAAACCAGCGCCAGGTGACGCAGATGCTAAAACGGAACCGTCTAAGCATACTAAAAAGTTTAGACAAATGTATGGTGAAACAAAGAAAGATTTACAAGACGCTTGTTGGGTAGGTTACAAACAAGTGGGTATGAAGAAGAAGGGTAATAAACAAGTACCTAACTGTGTACCAGAGAGTATGAGTTTAGAAGACGCACAACAAGTTGAGGGTTATGTATCAGAATCTTATGAGATAGGCGCTGATTATGCTAATCACACTAAAGAAATGACACCAGGACAAACACCAAACGCCCCAGCAGTTGACGCTAAACAAAGAGGACCACAAGAATATAGTAAATTTAAACTAGATATTGAGACAAATGAAGTAAAAGAAAAAGATGTAAAAGAATGGGCAATGTCGGATTCTGTTTTAGATAAATATAAGGAAAGATACAAAGAATTATGGCGAGAAAAACTAGACGAAGTGGTGAAACGAATGATGGACAAGATTTAGAGATGGAAAAGTTTATCAAAGATTTGTCAGAAAATACACCAAACGAAGAACAATTTAGGGAGAAAGAAGATGAGTAAATCATTTAGACAATTTAAAAAAGGCGACTATGGATTATTAGAAGCCAAAGCGAGTGAGACTCATCTGCAGTATCTACGAGCTAAAACAGCGAGAAACGATCACTTTGAAACAAGAAGATATATCGCTGACAAGATATTAAACGACAAGAAACTAGCAGACGCCTATTCATCACTAGAGAAGATACACAATGACTTTGGTAAATTGATAGGGAATGACGCAATAACAATTAGACAAAGATTGGAAACAACTTTGAAAGCTCAATTAAAGAAGAAAGTAATTAATTGGGACAACGTATGGAGCTCACTATAATGACATACAGAAAATCAATGTCTGAGGCAATCAGAGAAGTACAAGAATCAACTATCAAACCATATGTCTCAATGTCAATGGGTGGTCAATACAATGTATTAGATAAAGATAGTAAAGTGGTTTATTCAACAAGAGATAAAACACTAGCATACGATAAGTTAAAAGAAGAACTACAAGAAACTCCTCAAGGTTTTGCCTTAGTTTCAAAAGCAAAAGAAATTGCTAAAAAGTTTGCCAACAATATGTCTAAGGCTGTGGCAGAAATAGAAAAATTAGAAAAAGGTTTATCAAATAATTCTTCAGTAAAAGACGCTTTACAAAAAGCAAATGAAAGTTTAGAAATAGACGAAGAAGTATCTTTACAAGAAGTATCAGATAAACTTAAACTAGCTGTACTAAAGAAAAAAATTAAACAATACAAAGACAAAGTATTTAAGAAAACTATGTCAACTGTCAAGTCACCATTGTTCGCAGGTTACGAAGAAATGGAAGAGGGTAGAATGAAAGACATATTTACAGCGGACCAAGAAGGTAAGAGTGCTGAAGAAATAGCTAAACTTATGAAGTTACCTTTGAAGACTGTAAAAAATATTCTAGGTGAAGAAGTATTTGAAGAACAAATTTTAGAATTTACTTCTGATATGATTAAGAGATTACAAAAATCATATTCTACAATGCCTAAGAAAATTTCACCAGAACAAGCGACAGCTCTTTCAAAACATTTAGATAGACTTGACTTGGCTTCATTAAAACAATTAACTAAAGCAAAAATACCATTTGTTACTACACTTGCTAGAAACAAAGTTTATAAGAAGACAGGTAAGTTTGAAGCAGTTGAAGAGCCTAAAAAAGATGTATCAAAAGAAACAGATACAGATAAGATTAAACTTGCTAAAGAAAAAGATACAGACGCATTAGAGAAACAACTAATCGCTGCTCAAGGTCAAATCAATATTCTAAAAACAAAATTAGAAAACGAAAAGAATAAAGTTGTTAAACCTGAGCCAAATCCAAAGACTGGCGAAGTACCATTAACAGTTGGTGTTGCTTACAAACACTTCAAAGATGATGAAGATAAAGAAAAAAAAGAAGTTAAAAAAGAAGAAACAATTAATGAGTTTAAAAAGATGACTGTTACTTTTAAAAATATGAATGATATGTCAAAGGCTTCAACTGATTTAGCAAAACAAGGTTTCACTATTAATGCTAAAGGTACTGTTATGAAAGTTGATGGTAAAGGTGATGACCTTAATAAGTACGCTACAGACCTTAAAAACTTTTATGGTGCAAAAATTGTAGCAGAGGAAAATTTAAAAGAGTTATCAAAGGCAGAAAGAGATAAAAGAATACAAAGAGCAAAAGATATGATTAAGTATTATGACGCTCAAAAGAAAGCTGCTCTTAAAGGTCCTAATAAAGCTTTAGCAAAGAAGATGTTAAAGAATGATAGTGAAGATGAACCAAGAGAAAAGAAGAAAGAAACTCCACCTTTGGATACAACGGGTGTAGTTGAGATGGCTAAAGATTCATCTGCTCACGCTATTGGTATGTCTCAAGCGATGAAGTCAACAGGTGACAAACCACCTTTAGATAAATCGACTATAAAAAAAGGACATAAGATTGCTAAAGCAATTTTAAACACAGAAGAAAAAAGAGTATATGTTGAGTCAATGGCAGGATTAAGAAAAAAGGCTGACAAGTCTGGTATGTCATATTCAATATTAAAAAAAGTTTTCGATAGAGGTATGGCTGCTTGGAAAAGTGGACATAGACCTGGCGCAAGTCAACAACAGTGGGCTTACGCTAGAGTAAACTCTTTCATAACAAAATCCTCAGGTACCTGGGGTGGCGCTGACAAAGATTTAGCGAAACAAGTAAAAGGATAAAAACAATGAGTTATTTAAAACACAAACCAGGTAGCATAGAAGAATTAATGGCGAATGAAGCATCAAAATTAAACGATAATGCTTACCAAGATATGTTCAAAAAAGAACTAGACAAAGCTGGTAAAGGTATCGGCGGTATGTCACCAAAAGAAAAAAAAGATTTCTTTAATAAAATTGACGACAAGTATAAAGCAAAGACTGAAGAATTATCAGCAGGTCAAAAGAAATTACCAGACGCTTTGAAAAAAGTAATAATGAAAAAGATGAGTGGTAAAGACGAAGCGAATGACGTTGATAATGGTGATGAAAAACACCCTACATCTGCGAAACAAGTTAAGAGAGTTGCTGATTCAGGATCAAAATTGACAAAAGTTGAAACTGAACCTAAAGCGGATTTCAAAAACTAGAACAAACCAAGAACATAGACCATTTTTTAGTTGACAAAAGACTAAAAGTATGGTATATTAATGTATATATGAAAAAAGAATTACCAAGAATATACCTAGACATGGACGGCGTTCTATGTGATTTCGGAAAACAAATTGAAAAGGCGACAGGTAAGTCTAAGGCCGAATGGTTGAAGATACCTAGTAGTAGAAAATGGGATACTGTATTAGACTATCCTAATTTCTGGGCTAACATGCCTTGGCTAGGTCAAGGTAAAGTCATGTATAACTTTGTTAAGAAATACAATCCTCATATTCTATCAGCGTATATGGAAAAGACCCATGACCCAAATTGTATCCCTGGTAAATCAGCGTGGGTTAGAAAGAACTTGGGTATGTCAGGTGGTAGAGTTAATCTAGTAAGAAGACGAGAGAAACAAAACTTTGCTACAAATCAAGGACAACCTTGTATTCTTATAGATGATTACGACAAAAACACGTCACAATTCACGGCTAGAGGTGGTATAGGTATCACTTTCAGATCAGCCTCTCAAACAATATCTCAGCTTAAAAAACTAGGCTTCTAATCTTATAAATATATACGTTAATTAACAATCAAACAGTCGTAGATTTAAAGCGACTAGATTTTAAAGGAGAGACATATGTCACTATGGGGATTAGATATTGCACCCAAAAACTTGACTGACGCAGAGAAAAAAGAAGTATTTGTGAACGAAAAAGGTTGGGTAAGAAAAGCGGGTTCAATATTATCAGGAAACGGAAATGCGAATGCAGATCCAGAAGTATTAGTAGCAGTTGGTGGATTACCAACAGCAATGGGTACAGCAAATATTACATCATTTAGTTTTGTAAACGAAACTTATGACGTATCTGCTGGATACGTAATGTCTGTAACAGCAAACTTCAACGAAGCAGTTGACGTTACAGGAACACCACAACTTTCACTTACAAATGGTAACCAAGGTTCAGGTTCAGGAAGAGGACCACACGTACTATCTTATGCAAGTGGAACAGGAAGTAACGAATTATTATTTACATTAACAATAGCGGCGGCTAACGCAGCTACAGCTGCTGATGATGTAATAACAATCGGCGCAAACGCAGTGTCACTAAACGGTGGAACAATTAAAGATGCAGGTACATCAGTTGTATCTACTATCACTACCGCTGCATCTGTTGGTACTGGAGCTGGTTCAGTTACAGTAGTAGCGTAATAATTAAATATTTTATAGGGGCGCTCTGGCGCCCTTATATATACTATATGAACAAATTGATCTAGGTGTATGCCTAGAGTAACATTCCCGAAAGGGTTAACAGGAGAAAACAAATGGCAGACAAGAAAATAACAGCGCTATCTGATCTAGGTAACGCAATCGCAAGTGACGATTTATTTCATGTGGTTGATGATCCAAGTGGAACACCAATCAACAAAAAGATTTCATCACAAAATGTATTCAATAACATTCCAACTTACTTAGGTTTAAAACAAACTTCTCAAGTTATTGTAGCTGATGGTTCAGCAACAACCCAAGTAGATGTAATTTCTGCAGTGACAGAAATAAATGCTTCGGCAGGAACTCACTCATGTATAATTGCTGACGGAACTGAAGGTCAAGTTAAAATAATCATTAACACATCTACATCAGGAACAAACGCTGTAACAATTACACCTACAAACTTTAGAGGATATAGTACAATAGTATTAAATGCTCAAGGTGAAACAGCAACATTGATGTTTAAAAACTCAAATTGGAATGTAATTTCACACCATGGAGCTACAATATCATAATGACTATTGACAAAACTATATTAGAAGCTGAAAGAGAAAAGCTTAAAACTGATTTTGATAATGTAACAACATCAATAAATTCACTTGAAAAGAATTTAATAACTATGAGAGGTAACTTAAATGCTTTAAACGGAGCAATCCAACAAGTAGATAAGTTATTGTTAATGGTAGAAACAAAAACAGAAACAAATAAAGATGAAAACATTTAAAACTTTTAATAAAGAAAAAGATTTAGAGGATTTTGAAGAAGATATAGCAGCAACACCTGAAAAGGAAACTGATAAGTCTTCAGAAAAAGAAACACAAGAGGAAAAAAATGAAAACGTTTAAGACACACTTAAAAGAACAAAGTTATGATGGTGGCCAAATGGGCAGTCAAACAGCTGATGGTGTAGAAGATGGTAACATTGGAGCACATAATATCCACGATGCTGACGTACTAAAAAGAGTTAATGCTTTTGTTGGTTCAGTAGCAGATTGTGAATATTTAAAACCTCAATTCGCAGTTGACAAGTTAAAAGAAAAACTTGAAAGAATAGGTTTAACAGTTGCTGATGTAAAATTAGAAGGCGACAACGGTAAAGTAAATGCTGAAGTGAAACAGTTTGGTGGAAGATTTGGTAAAGACACAGACGGTTCTGATATAAATGATGACGGTATATCTCATAAAAAAGAGGGCGGATTAAAGTTAGAAATATCTTATGAAACTCTTAAAAACGGAACTTCAAAGGTCTACGCTAAATTAGTGTAGTTAATGTTTAGAGAGATTACGAAAGATAATTGGTTATTGTTTGCGCAACATCATTACGATAAACCAGTTTTGAATAGTGAACAGGAATTTTATGATGATCTTAAAAGATTTAAATATCTTAAAAGACTCTTTCGTAAATACAAGATAACTGGTAATATTAAAGTAAGATTGGCAGTCAATCATATCATAGTATTACAGAATGTTTTTGGAGTAGAAGCCGCTGTGACTTTATTACTATACAAAGTAGATAAAAGTTATTGGTCTTCATTGAAAACAATATTAGATTATCTTGGTTACCTATATCCACATGAACTAGATTCGATTAATACGGATAGTAATATACAGGAACTTATAAGAGAACTATAATGGCAAACAGAGCAGTAGATTTAGTTATAACATATAGAGTAGTAAAACTACTTGTGACACCTTTTGAAAAACAAGATGCGTTTAAACAAGGTATCATTGATAAAGATGGTAATGTATTAAAAAAATACAAGACACTACAAACTAGAGCCGAGAAAAAATCTTATACTATTCTTCATAGGTTTGTATTCAATCTAAAACGAATACTTAAAAGAGTTGGTCTAGGTGGCAAACTAGGAACGTTTGCTGTCGCTCTTGCTACGTTATTAAGAGAAGATAAGAATTATGTTGAACATAAAAGTTTAATTGAAAGTGCTGTTATTAGTTACCTAAAAGAAACAAAACAATATGATGATTTATTAAATGAACAAGGTGAAGTAATATCTATTGATGAAGAACCAATTACAAATTGTTTCGGAGTTGATGTTTATGAAGTTGACAATAAATTAGTATCGGAGAACGAATATGCCAAAACATTATAAAGATATGATAGATGAGTTGATCAATAAGATTGACGAAGACGCACCAGCGAATAATACTGGTGGTACAGATATGAATCCTACTGGCGCTAGAATGTCACCAAAGATGACGAAAAGAAAAAAAGAACAAGGTGATGAACAAGACACAATCTCAAACAAGATTAGTAAGATGGTTAAAGCTAATGAAGATAATAATAATGTTATCTTAAAACAAGTTAATGAGAGTTTAGAAAAAGTAGAAGATAAATCAGACGAAAAATTAGGTCTTAAACAAGACATAGAATTTGTTGAAGACAAACCAGAAGAATATAAAACTTTCAAGGATAAATACAATGGCTAAAATTAAAACACTTAAAGAGTATATGCGAAGTGGTGGTATGGGCGCAGCGGGAGTAGGTGTCGCTCATATAGTACCTATGGCTAGTCTAGGAGACTCGCCACCAAAAGGTCAAGGAACACCAAGAGGTAGATTACAAGCGAGCACTAAAAATCCTAAAAAGGCAAAAGAAAAAATTAAAGAATCTAGTTTATACAAGTATATGGTAAAATTAGATAATACAAAGGAGTAATATGGAATTAGATATAATAGCTATAGCAACTAAATTTTGGCAGTGGTCACTTTTAATTGTATTAGTAATAGTTGGTTATGTAATTAACTTATTAGATAAAAAGAAAAGTGATTTAAAATTTTCTTATGAAGAACTACCAAACTTAAAACCACTTCCTATCAAAACAAAAGGAAAAGGTTTTTGGAAAGGTATTCTTATGTGGTTAACTTCAACAAGAAATTGGGAAATAACTAAAGACTGGAAATACAACATAAACGGTAAAAATTATGTTATACCAGCAGGCTTTCAATTTGATGGCGCTAGTATTCCTAAATTTTTAAGAACGTTTTTCTCGCCAGTTGGTGTTTTACTAATGGGTGGTTTAGTACATGACTATATGTACAAATACACAGCATGTAAACCAGCGAGACCAAACAAAGCACTTCTAATAGTAGATCAAAAAAGAGCAGATCAAATCTTTAGAGATATTAATATAGAAGTAAATGGTTTTTATTTTATGAATTATTTAGCATACTGGTCATTAAGAATAGGTGGCTTCGTTGCGTGGAATGGTCATAGAAAAAGAAACGCTAAAATAAAATAGGAGACAATATGTTTTTAACTATAGGTTTAATAATAGGTTTTATACTAGGTTGGTTCTGTAACGATAAGTGGGACTGGATCAAAGATAGAGCAGTATTCTGGAAATAATAAAATGAGATTATTTTTAATAGGCATTATCATCACGTCTTTACTTGGTGCTGGTGCCTATGTGATAAAACTACAAAGAGATAACGGTATTCTAAAAGCGAATGCTGAGAAATTAGAGTCTGCAGTCGCAGAACAACAAAGTCTTATAAAAAATCAACAAGAAGATTTTAAAGATATACTAGAGGCTAACCAAAAGATGAATGAGTTAGTAGGTGTGTTAAAAAAAGATTTAGAAAATTTAGACAAAAGATTCAATAAAAAAAATAGAGATGTTGGAAAATTAGCTATCGCCAAAACAGAAGCGATAGAGAGAATAACAAACGGTGCTTCAAAACTAGCGACAAGATGTATAGAGATTGCTAGTGGATCACCATTAACTGAAAGTGAAAAAAATGCTACGAAGAAGTCAGAAATTAATAGTGAGTGCCCTGGTCTCGCTAATCCTTCTTATATTCCTTACTAGTTGTGCCGGCGTAAAACAATTAGAGATATTTAAACAAGAAGTCCCGAGAGCGGAACTCAATTTGAACACCCCAAAAGCATTAGAATTAGAAAATCTACGATGGATTATTATAACTAGTAAGAACGCTGATGAAGTGTTTAAAAGACTAGAAGAAGCAGGTATTGATCCTGTATTATGGGGACTAACTGATAAAGACTTTGAACTATTAGCAAAGAACTTTGCTCAAATAAGAAATCAACTAGCGATTACAAATGATTTATTAGATAAATACAAAGAGTATTACGAACCAAAAGAAGATGAAAAATAGACTAGACATATCTGAAAACACAGCAATAAGCATGCCAATGAAGAACTTAATTTCCATTGTGGCAGCAGTGGCTGTTGGCGTGTGGGCTTACTTCGGTGTGTTAGAACGTATAACCATGTTAGAAACAAAGTCTCAACTATCTGAAAAAGATTTAAACCAGCACGTAGAAAGAATAGGTGGTGAGTTAGAAAAGAATAGTGAGTTTAGAATTAAATGGCCAAGAGGAGAAATGGGTACATTACCTGCTGACTCGGAACAATACATGTTGATCGAGGACATCTATGGTTCATTAGAAAAAATAGAAAAGCAACTTAACAATATGATGGACAATAAAATTAACATACAGTTTTTACAGAAACAAGTAGAAAAAATGTTAAGTGATATTGAGAAATTAAAGGATGCTGATAGAGAAATAAAGAACGGAAACTAACATGATAGAAACAATAGTAGCTTTATTAATGATAGTCAATTCTGAAATCAAGGAGCACAGAATACAAGTTGACCTAAAATCTTGCTTAAAAGGTAAGAGAGTAGCAGAAAGACAGTATTCAGAGGGCGTTAGGTACCAGTGCATAAAAAGTACAGCAGAATTGGAAGAAAACATAGACGGATCAAAAAGTATAAAGTCTTTAATAATGGAATAAAACATAATGGAAATATTCTTTGAAATTTTAACAAAGTTTGGACTACCCGTAGCGGCTTCAGTCACCATGGGTGGCTTCATTTATATTATTTTAAAGTATATTTTAGGTGGAGTTGTAGGTTCAGTAAAAAGTTTACATGGTATTATTATGGGTTTAGAAAATAGAATAGATACAATGAATAATGATCTGATACATATTGACACTTTAATATCAGCAGCTCTACATTTGAAACCAGATTTAGATAGGATTGCCAGATCAGATGGCAAGAATGACGCAAGAAAAGACTGATGCCAATTTTAGAAATACTTAATCAATACGGTTTTGCGACACTGGCCGCTATTGCTATGGGATGGTTCATTTGGTTTATCTATACTTTCATCACACAAGAAGTTACAAAGAAATTAAGTGAAGCTTCAGGTGCTCTAATTGTCTTACTAGATAAAATAAGAAGACTAGACAATGATCTTATTCGAATTAAGTCTAAATTGAACACAGTCCTTACACTCCGAGAACAAGAAAAGAAGAAATCCAAAGACGATTGATTATAAATAGTAGTATGAAAACATCATTTAGAACAATGGTGTTGGTACTGACTACACTTATACTCACACTTGACTACAACTTACTAGCATCTGAATTGACACAAGAGTTCAAAAACCCTGCCTTTAGTGGTAACGGTTACTCGTCTCATGTGCTATCTATTAATCAATTAGAAGTACAAAGAGAACAAAAAGTATTTGATGACCTTAAATCAGCAAAGGCAGCTGCCGAAAGAGCAGAAAAAAATAAGACGGTAAATAAATTTATAGCCAATGTTGAGAGTAGAATATATGCTAACCTTTCTAAACAACTGGTTGATAATATGTTCGGTACAAGTTGCGATAGTAGTACAACTACTTGTCCTACATCTGGTACTTCAACGATTGAAGGTGCTCAAATAGCGTGGGTCAAAGATAATACTACTGAAATAATTACATTAACAATAACAGCTGATGATGGAACAGTTACGACAATGGCAGTTCCAATTGGTGACTTTAAATTTTAAAAGAAAATGAAAACATTATTGATTTTACTACTAGGAATAATACTGACTGGTTGTAACGCAGGTAAAGACGTTGAAATATACAAAGGTAAAGGTCCTTTTATTGAAGGATCTACTACCAAACAAAGATTAAACTCTATACCAAAGTTAGACGGACAACCTAAAATTACAATTGCGGTTTATAGATTTGTTGATAAGACAGGTCAAAGAAAACCAAGTACAAAGTTTTCTCAATTGTCAACTGCTGTAACACAAGGTGGTAGTTCGTTTGTCATAGATGCTCTAAAAGAAGTATCAAATGGAGATTGGTTTCAAGTTTTAGAACGAGAAGGTTTAGATAATCTAATTAAAGAAAGACAATTAATTAGAAGTACAAGAACTGAATATGATGGTGAAGCAAATGTAGGTAACATTTTAAAACCATTAACATTTGCTGGTCTTATCATAGAGGGTAGTATCGTAGGTTATGATAGTAATATACAGACAGGTGGTAACGGTGCTAGATATTTAGGTATTGGAATTAGTGAGCAATATAGAGTAGATCAAGTTACTGTATCAATGAGAATTGTAGCAGTACAAACGGGAGAAATTTTATTAACTACCAATGTGACTAAAACAATTGCTAGTCATAGTAAAGGTGGTGATGTATTCACTTTTTTAGATATGAATACAAAGGCTTTAGAATTAGAAACAGGAGTGGCTGTAAATGAACCAGTAACTTACGCCATAAGAACTGCTATTGAATTTGCTATATTAGATTTAATATATTGTGGAGAACAAGATGGTTACTGGAAATTTAAACAAGAAAAAGAAGAAAGATTTAACAGAAAATGAAAACAATAATTAGTGTTATTATGTTCTTAATGATGACAGTTTTGTCATACTCTAACGACATATATGTTACTCAATCAGGTGCTTCACTTGATTTAGATATAACACAAGACGGAGAAAACAACACAGTTGGTAATAGTACAACAGCTTCAGCTTCTGCTGGTGCTACAACAATATTAAACATAGATCAGGTTGGTGATTCAAACGTAATCACATATCAGATCGCTGGTGCTACATACACTGGTGTTATTAACCTAGTTGGTAACTCAAACAATGTTGACTTAAATTGTGATAGTGGTGGAAGTAATTCATCATGTGGATCAGCAAATGCTGTAATTAACTTTACAGGTTCATCAAATGATATTGATTTAGATATAGGTCAAACTTCATCAGCTACTTCAGCAGATGTAGATTTAGTTGGTCAATCAGGATCAGACAGTAACGTAATTGCTGCTACAGTTGATGGTAACAGTGCGATCTTAACAATCACAGTAAATGGCGACACAAACAATTACTTAATTGACATAGATGGTAATGGTGACGCTAACGGTCACACTCTAATACACTCACACACAGGTGGTATTGCTGATGTTGATATTACACAATCAGGTGTTAATGACAATATGATTACTTTAACAACAAGTGGAGATAATGCTGATATTGATATAAGCCAAACAGACTAATAAAAACACTACACTCACAAGGACACACTATGACTACACTACTATTATTCACAGGATTAATAATATATGCGTGCTATAAATTTTACAATTGGGTTCATACTTTTAACCCTTACGACTTTAGTAACAAATAGTTTTGCTACTATTGGTGAAGTATCTATCATATCTGGTAGTGCTGTCATTGATAGACAAGACGGAGATAAAGGTATAACAGTAAAGAAAGAGTTAGATGTTCTTTCTTACGATACTGTTAAGACCGGCAATGGTAAAGTTGGTATAGAGTTTATAGATGATACCAGAGTTGATGTAACTGAACATAGTAAGTTAGTCATTGACGAATTTGTTTATGACCCTAATACAAAGACAGGTTCATTATCACTAAAGGCTTCATTAGGAACAGTTCGATATGCTTCAGGTCAGATCGCTAAAAATTCAAAACAAAATGTAAAGATTAGTACACCCACAGCTACAATTGCTGTTAGAGGAACTGACTTTGCTATGACTGTAAATGAAATAGGTGGATCAACAATTGTTTTATTACCTAGTTGCGATGGTAATGGTAATTGTTATGTAGGAGAAATCGAAGTACAAACAGACGCCGGTTTTGTTATAATGAACCAAGCCTTTCAAGCTACAATAGTTGATACAATGGAATCAAAACCTTTGAAACCTGTATTACTTGATTTAGATATAGATATGATTAACAACTTATTGATTGTATCTCAACCAAAAGAAATAGAAGCTGGTATAGAAGAAGAAAGAAAATTAAAAGCAGTTGCGAATGCTTTAGATATTGACTTTTTAAAATTTGATGATTTAGAAGTTGATCTATTAGAACCAGAAGATGAAGAATTTGCTGAATTAGATATAGACTTTTTAGATAACGATTTTCTTGTAGATATTTTAGAACAATTAAATAAACAACTTGCTGTACAGATGCAAAGTGAGTTTGACAAAAAATCAAAAACTAAAACTGGTAAAGATGAATTTGGTGTAATACTATTAGATGAAGACCCACAGTGGGTATGGAAAAGAACAGATGAGAGTAATAATAATATAGAGTTAAGATTAGACCAAGAGTATGGTTATAATATAAATGTAACTCAAGGTGACATAGAAATTATAGATTATGAACTAGGTGATAGTCCAACAAATCAAATAACAATTAATCAACAGTAATGTATAAATTTTTAAAAAGATTAACAATTTTTATATTCATATGGATAGTGTTTTTTTCTATCGTAGATAAGTTAAAAGCTGATACTGCCTTTATATATTATAAAAATAGTGGTACTTATAATACTAGCTCTCAATACACAAATCTTAAAAGTGAATTAGAAGATTTAGGTTATACTGTATCTAGTAGTACAAGTGGTACAATTAGCTCTAATGATATATCAGGTAAAGATTTTGTCATTGACATAACTGGTTCATCAAATTGTGGTAGTACCTGTAAATCAGTGTATGACAGTTACGTGAGTGGTGGTGGTAAATTACTTATAGCAGGTGCTAACGGAGCAACCAACAGAAATAGCAGTATAGAAGCACTGATCGAAAGCAAGATGAGTGTGGGAAGTTTCACTCAAGGTGGTAGTAGTAATGGTGGTTATCAAAATATAGCCAGAGGCGATTATGCCAGTAGCACATCAAGTGAAAATATTTTACCAGGCACAGACAAATTTATGTACAACGTATCTGGTGGTGAAATGGTTTCTGCTAATAGTACCACATCTACATATGAAATGATGCACAAATGGGATTATGGTTCAAATGGTGGTTCAGTTTATGTAACATTTGGTTATAATCAGTTTCTTTCAACTCATCAATATGCGTCTAACATGAATGCCTTTTTAACTAGAATAATGATAGAAGAAGGATTATATTCAACAACAGTATTATCAAGTATAACTTCAAATCAAACAACAGAGTTTAACACATTTAGAAATAAATCTGTAAGTGGTAATCAAATTTATATTACACAGACTGGAGATAACAATACACTAAACATAGTACAAGACGGTGACGACAACTTAATTATTGGTACAGACTTAACATCATCTGGTGTAATAAACGGTGATAATAATAATGTAGATATAGACCAATTAGGTAGTGATAATGTATTAGGTTTAGATATCGTTGGTTCTTCAAATGATGTAGATGTAATACAAAACCAAGACCAAAGGGCAAAGTTAAGTATTACAGGTAATTCAAATACGACAAACTTAAATCAGTCAGCAATCAGTAATGTTGGTGAGCATTATATGTCGGTCACAGTAGCAGGTAATAGTAACACACTTGATTTAGACCAGACTGAAACAGGTAATAAGAAATTGTTTTTAGATATAGATGGTTCAAATAATGTTACAGTAGACCAAAAAGGTACAGGTAATCACTATTCAGAAATAACATTGACTGATAGTCATACTGTAGATGTAACACAAGACGGAAGTGGTGACCACAATGCCACAATTAATTTAAGTGGAAACAATACATCAATAACATTAACGCAAGATAGTAGTACAAATCAAAACTATTATTTACAACAAAACTGTGCTTCTACTAGTTGTTCAGCTACAGTCACACAGAATTAAGAGATAAATAGGATAATGGAGGTAATTAAAATGGCACCAAATAGATACACTTTGTTATTACTAGTATTACTATTCTTATTTGCTATTTTAGTACAGATATAAATATAAACATGAATGATGAATTAAAAGATTTCTTTTCTAAAGTAAGTTTAGAGAAAAAGAAAATCAAATTAAAAGAGATTGAAGAACAAAAAAAAGAAGACGAATATCTATCAGGATTAGTTAGTAAGCCTGACTTATCAAACTTCTTTTCTTCACTAGCTGAGGAAAAAAGAAAAATACAAGAACAAAACGCATTAGATAAAAAGAAATTAGATTTACTAGAAGATTTATTATACAGTAGATCAGAGAAAAAAGAAGAAAAACCAAAACCAATTATTCCACCAATCGTTGAAGAAATTATTGAAGAGCCTAAAGAAGAAATAATTGAAGAGCCTAAAATAGTAGAAGAAGATACAAAAGAATTAGTAATAGAAGAATTAAATAAGATATCTAAAAATACAGGTATTGAATTCAACGAACAAGTAAAAGATGTTGATGGTTTAAAAGTAGAGTTTAAAAGATTTAAAGATTTAGTTACAAGACAACTAGGAAGTATAGGTGGAGGTGGTGCTGTTAATATCCGTGATATGGACGATGTTGCTTCTTCCGCATTTGTAGAAGGTAAAGCATTAATCTATCAAGCAAGTACAGGTAAGTTTATTGGTGGCGAATCTGGTTCAGCTAATATTAGTAGATTAGGTTCATCTGACATTATAGATTTCTCACTTGACGCTACAAATACATCTATCTTATTAAGTAATGGTGATAGCTTTGGCGTCAATACAATTATCGCTGTAGCAAATTCTGATGGTCATATTGATATTAAAACACATGCTAATGATGTTATTAAAATTGAAGATTTAAGATTGAATAAAGCGAAGATAGATACTACTTTAGTAACTCAAACTTTAGCAACTGCTGTTAATGAATTAAACTCTTTGTTTAGTGGTTCAGGTCAAGGTTTATTAGATACAACAAATTACAGATATCAAAGAACAAATGCAACTATGAGTGCTACACAAGATTACTCATTGGGACCTGTTTTCTTTGGAACACAATTACAAAAAGGTGACGAGATTGTATTCACTTGTCCATCTGCTGCGACACATGTAGGTCTTTGGGGTGGAGGTGATGGTACTTCTGATCCTGAAAGAAAAACTAACTGGACACATAAATGGTGGTTTGATGGTACTAATATAAAAGGTGTAAATACTGACGTTAAATCATCTATTGGTGTTCAACTAGGTAAAGATGTTCCTTTAGCAACAAGTGGTACATATGCTGTTCGTTGGGGTCATACATCAAATCGTTTAGAACTACACGAAATCAAAGAAGGATATAGTTGGCATATAGATACAGCCAATTCTGAATTAGTTAGCGGCACAACAGATATCTATATTCATTTTACAAGAGAGAGTGATGGCTCTTTACCAACAGTTAGTGAAGTAAGACCATCAGAATGGAAATTAATTAACACAACATTATCTAGTAGAAATGTTGAAACAAATATCCGTGATGGATTTTCTAGTGATGATGTATATAAAAATCGAAAAGGTTTTGTACAAGGAACAAAATTAGTATTTCAATCTAAAGCACAACACAAAAATGTATATTGGGGAAGTCAATGGAATCATGCAATATCTTTAGGTAATGGTACAACGGATCCATTAGGTGAAATTGTCAATTCGTGGAGATACTCTGCAGGTGAGCAACTAAAAGAAGATAATAACTCTAGTGTAAATCCAAACTATACGTTTGTAGATGGAAACGGATCTCTTTCTATTCCATCAGGTAGAACTTTCTCTTGGAGATATCATACAGATAACTCTTGGGATATTTTTGATGAAGATATTGAAGATGTGGTTATAACAGGTGATAATCCAATAACAAGTGATGGCAGTACTGTATTTCATACTGTTGTCATACAAGCAAATGATACAGATACTAATGATATATCTTTGATAGATAATACTTATGATTGGAATGCTAAACTTTGGTTCTTCGAACACAGAGATGATTTTATTGGAATATCAGCAGATAACGGATTAAGATCATATGCAAATGCATATCCTCTAACTAGGTTTTCTAGTATAAATTCCGATGATTATTTAAGAGATGCTGAAGATAAAATGACTTGGGGTGAACATATGAGACCTGGTTCAGAATTTATATGGACACAGCTACAAGATACCACAAATGGAACCAATCAACACAATATGGTTATTGGTGTTTTAAACGATTCAGACAAAACACAATTTTTAGCTGGTTTAAGATTTTATGGCTCAAGATCAGGACATGGTGGTGCAGTTCAAGCAAAAGAACAAAGTGTGCAAGATCAAGGATTTACTGTTCATAATTCAACAGTAGATACAAGAGGTAAATCTATGAGATTGAGATATGAGTTTGGAACCAATAAACTTAAATGTGAAGTTTTAGAAAATGGTGTGAGAACATTAATTGGTGAATCAACAAATGCTTTAAATGGTGAACCAGTTTACATTACAATTGGTGGGTTCTCAACAAAAATGCCAACTGCACAAGGTGTTGAAGTTTATGGTTGGTCATTTAGACACAAAGCAACTGGTCATTATAATCCTTGGGAAGTATGGAGACAAGATACGTTTCCTGAAACAAAGGTAGATGAAATTAACGGATCAGGAACATCTAATAAGAATACAATAAAAGCAAAATCAGTATTAGAACATAAAGATGGGCTGGCGCCAGGATATAAAATGGTTTGGAATCAAGGATTTTCATATGAGAGTAGAATAAATATCGGTCAAGTTAATACTAATATGCCTGCTTCAGGTGAAGCATCACCCTTTAATGTTCAGTATTGGCATTGGCAATTTTCATTTAACACAGGTGAAGATATTGATACACTACACAATATGAGTTTTAATACAAGCAATTCAAATTTTGCTAATTCTAAATGGAATGGTACTGGTCCAAGTAAAGAAATTTCTATAAGATATTCTTCAAGTAATGTAATTACTTTACATGATGAAGCAGAAGATGAAGTAATATTAACAGGACCAACATTAGATGGTAGTGTTGTAAATATTGGATATACTTATAGAACTGATATTATTAATTCAACTCAACAGGCTGATGAATTTATGGGTGGTGGTGATGTGACCATCTCTGCTATTTAATGAAGAAACCAAAACTAGATTTCGGACCTACTAAAGAAGAACATGGTTGGTTTTATTATGTTTGGAACTGGAAGACATATGTATTTTATGCTTTACTAATTGTAGGTTCTATATTAGGATTTATAGACCAAGGTATTACAGGTGTTCTTTCTGTTATAGGTATATTATATGGACTTAAACTATTAGGTAAACTATTTTAAATGAAAAAAATATTAACACATTGGACAATAGCATTTGTTACTTTGTTTGTGTTAATGTATATTGGTTTCAAAGACCCACAAGTAAAAGAGATATTAAGACTAAAAGGTTTTGATTTACTTTTACAATCAGAAGAACGAACACAATCACAAGATATAGGTATAGTTACAATAGATGAAAAGTCTATTGAGAAGTATGGTCAATGGCCATGGAAAAGAGATATACTCGCTGATCTTATAATCAAGTTAAGAGAACAAGGCGCTGGCATTATAGTAATACCAATACTCTTTAGTGAAGAAGATAGACTAGGTGGCGATGATGCCTTGACAAGTGTATTAGAATATGGTATAGTGATAGCACAAGTAGGAACTAATAACATAAACAAGAATTCTGTGCCAAGAGGTGTTGCGAAAATCAATGACCCTTTACCTTTCTTATTTGAGTGGGGTGGAATGTTAGGACCAATTAAAGAGTTTCATAATGCTAGTGGTGTAGGTGTGTCTAACACAGCGCCTGAAATAGATGGTGTAACTAGAAGAATACCACTACTTATGAAGATAGAAGATAGCATCTATCCAGCGTTGTCTATGGAAGTCATACGGGTGGCTGTGGGCGCCCCTAGTTATCAAGTTAAGTCAGGACCCTCAGGTATCATAGCTATGAGAGTGCCTGGTTTTGAGACAATAAAGACAGATGCTAATAGTAGAATATGGTTAAGATGGAACAAAGATTACGAAACTATATCAGCGAGTGAAGATGACTTTAGTAAGTTTGAAGGTAGAACTGTTATTATTGGAATGAGTGCTGAAGGACTTGCTGGAATTATCGCTACACCTATTGGTGAGAGATATGGTTATGAACTTACAGCCTCAACTTTAGATACAGTATTACAAGGAAAGAATATAGAAAGAATAGATGTTAGTTTGTTATTAGAACTTGTAGCGTCATTTGTCTTAGGTATAATATTAATATTGATTACAAGATTTTTACCTTATTGGTTTATAGGAGTAAAACTTTTATCTTGGTATATTATATCAGTATGGTTAAGTCATTATTTTTTTACAACACGTTTAATGTTAATAGATGTAAGTTGGATTTTAGTTACAATAACTATCGTAGGATTTCATAGTGTATTCTTACGTTTCATATTAGAGTTTAATTTAAAACAACAAATAAGAAAACAGTTTGAGAAGTATCTGGATCCTAGACAAGTTGCTATACTTGTAAAGAATCCTGAGAAGTTAAAACTTGGTGGCGACAGAAAAGAAATGAGTTTCTTGTTTATGGACATTGTAGGTTTCACACCTATATCTGAATACTATAAAAACAAAGATGACCCAGAAGGTTTAGTTGCTGTGATTAATGATTACTTAAATCGTATGAGTAAAATAGTTATGAAGAACGGTGGAACGATTGACAAGTATATGGGAGATTGTATTATGGCTTTTTGGAACGCACCATTAGATTGTCACAATCACGCAGAGATGGCTGTGAAGACAGGAATAGAATGTGCGTTAGAAACTGATAAGTTAAAAAAAGAATTTAGGGAGAAAGGTCTTCCTGATATAAACATAGGTTCTGGTGTCAATACTGGAACTTGTATTGTCGGTAATATGGGTAGTGAAAACCGATTAGATTATTCTGTTATAGGTGACTCGGTAAACTTGGCAGCTAGACTTGAGGCTGCTACAAGAAATTATAGAGATAAGGACGGTAAGGTAACTCCTTTGATTTATTCTTCTTACACAAAAGAACACCTGAAAGATATTAAGTCAATTGAACTAGATAGAATCAAAGTAAAAGGTAAAGAGGAGTTAATTACAATTTATAAACCAGTAATCAACTTAATGGAGGGTTATGACTTTACTTCAAAAGAGAAAGTTACGACTAATAGTAAAAAGGATAATAAGAAATGATAAACAAAGAAAACTATACATACTCAATACACATTGGCTCAAAATTAAGAAACAAAAACTGCGAAGAAGAAAGAGAACATTTGTAAAACTCTGGAAACTAAAAAGACTAAATACATTGAAAAGATACCAACAAGCTTCATAATAAACTTGACTTTCACAAAAAAATAAATATAATAGAGTTAATATATTAATTAATGCATTACTGCATATGACCCACTGGGTAATAGAAACTCTATAAACCGTCTCGTAAGAGATAGAAGACAAAGATATGCCAGATACAACAGAAATAAAAGTAGATTTAGAATCATTAAGAAAAGACATTGAAAATGTCAATACTATTAATGGCAGAATAGATACTGCAATTGATAAGTTGACAGATGTATCTACTTCTATTAAATCTATGTTAGCTGTCCATGAAGAAAAGATTACTAGGCAAGAAAAACTTGACGAAATAATCTTTGATAAATTGAGAGAAAGACAAGTAGAAATTACTGAAGTTTATAGAGAGTTAAAGAAAGACGTGGAATTGAGTGAAAAGAGATTACTCATTGAAATCAAGTCATTAAAGAACGATATAGGCGCTAGAGTTGGTGTTTTAGAAAAATACAGGTGGATTATCATAGGTGGGGCGATTGTCATAGGGTGGATACTATCAAAGAACTTTATGCCAATAGTACACATGATGGCCTCAAATTAGGGTTGACATTTTTGATGTTTTGTGATATTATGTTTGAGTGTTATGTCAAGTTATATAGATTTAAAGTATATCTCTAATTTAAAGAGTCGTTTACCAGGATTTAAACAGAAGAATGATTATCTGTTTAACTTCAGGTGTCCACATTGTGGCGATTCAAAAAAATCAAAAATTAAAACAAGAGCATATTTGTATCGTGTAAAAAATGATATGTTCTTCAAGTGCCACAATTGTGGTATGGGTCAAAACTTATCTAACTTTATTAAGTTTGTTGATCCACAAATGTATTCTGAATATCTATTAGAAAGATATAAGAAAGGGGCACCAGCGACACCGAAGCCTCAGTTCGATTTCAAACCAGCGTTTGAAGATAGAACTATACTTGACAATTTGAAAAGTATAAAACAATTAGATGATAAACACCCAGCGAGACAATATTGTTTAAAGAGAAAATTACCTAGTGAATTTTTTGACAAGTTATTTTTCGCTGATAAGTTTGGCGCCTTAGTAAATAAAGTGAAACCAAAAACCTATGGGGAAAAAGATCACCCTAGGTTAGTAATACCATTTTATGATACGACAGGAAAGTTATTCGCTTTTCAAGGTCGTGCTTTTGGAAATGAACAACCAAAGTATCTTACGGTAAAACTAGATGAAAACAAACAAAAAGTTTACGGCCTTGAAAGAGTTAATTTTCAAAGACCTATCTTCATCACAGAAGGCCCACTTGATAGCCTTTTTGTTGATAATTGTCTTGCTGCTGCTGGAGCTGATTTAATTCTAAAGAACAAAATTAAGAACGAAGAAGTTACATACATATTTGATAACGAACCAAGAAACAAAGAAATTGTAAAACGTATGTATGATGTGGTTGAGAAAGATTACAACTTGGTCGTGTGGCCTGAAGATATGCGACATAAAGACATTAATGATATGATTGTAGCAGGGTTGACAAAGACCGAAGTTTGTGATATTCTAAATAGAAACACTTACTCAAAACTTTCAGCACTAACAAAATTAAACGAATATAAAAAGATATAGGAGATACATGGAAAATATAAATGTAGTAAAACGAGGTAGTCGTGGCAAAGAACCATTAAACATTGAGAAGATACATGAAATGGTTGAGTATGCTTGCGAAAACGTAAATGGTGTCTCATCATCTCAGGTTGAGATGAAATCTGGATTACAATTTACAGATGGTATTACTACAAATGATATTCAACAAATCCTTATCAAATCAGCAGCAGATTTAATTTCATTAGATAGTCCTAACTATCAATATGTTGCGGCAAGATTATTACTTTATAGTTTGAGAAAACAATTTATGGGAAAACTTTGGGACCACCCACATTTGTTTGACCATGTTAGTAGAGCTGTAGAAAAAAATGTTTATGATCATACTATATTAGAAAAGTATCAAAGAAAAGATTTTGATAGAATGGAAAACTGGATTAACCACGAGAGAGATTATACTTTCACATATGCTGGGTTAAGACAAGTTATTGACAAATACCTAGTACAAGATAGAAGTAACGGTGACATATTTGAAACACCACAATTTATGTACATGATGATTAGTGCTACTATGTTCGCTGATTATCCAAAAGAAAAGAGAATGACTTATGTTAAAAAATACTATGACGCAATTTCACAATTTAAAATTAATATTCCAACTCCAGTTATGGCAGGTGTTAGAACGCCTCTCAAACAGTATGCTAGTTGTGTTCTGGTTGATACTGATGACACTTTACCTAGTATCTTTTCTAGCGATATGGCTATTGGACGTTATGTTGCGCAGCGTGCTGGCATTGGTATTAATGCTGGTAGAATACGAGGTATCAATGCGAGGATACGAGGAGGTGAAGTACAACACACCGGCGTTATTCCTTTCCTTAAAAAGTTTGAAGCAACAGTTAAGTGTTGTACTCAAAACGGAGTTAGAGGCGGTTCGGCTACTGTTCACTTTCCAATTTGGCACCAAGAGATAGAAGATATAATCGTATTAAAAAATAACAAAGGTAGTGAAGATAACAGAGTTAGAAAATTAGATTACTCTATACAAATATCAAAACTATTCTATGAAAGATTTATCAACGAAGAAGAAATAACTTTATTCTCACCACACGAAGTACCTGAACTATATGAAGCTTGGGGAACACCAGAGTTTGACGATCTGTATATAAAAGCTGAAAGAAAATTAAGTATTAAGAAAAAGAAAATAGGAGCACAAGAATTATTTTTTGACATACTAAAAGAGAGAGCAGAGACTGGTAGAATTTATATAATGAATATAGATCACTGTAATACTCACTCATCATTTAAAGACTTGATTAGAATGTCAAACTTATGCCAAGAGATCACTCTCCCAACTGATCCAATCCAACACATAGATGGCGAAGGTGAGATTGCCCTTTGTATTCTATCAGCCATCAATGTTGGTAAGATTGATAAAAGAGACGAGTTAGAAGAACTATGCGATCTAGCAGTTAGAAGTTTAGATGAAATAATAGATCATCAAAAGTATCCTGTAAGAGCAGCAGAAATATCTACAAAGGCTAGAAGAAGTTTGGGTATAGGTTATATCGGTCTTGCTCACTATCTAGCAAAGAAAGGTTATTCTTACGAACAAAAATTAGGTTGGCGTCAAGTTGATAAACTGACAGAAGCATTTCAATATTATCTATTAAAGGCAAGTAATGATTTGGCCAAAGAAAAAGGTCAATGTGAATTCTTTAATAGAACAAAGTATTCTGATGGTATCTTACCAATAGACACTTACAAGAAAGAGGTAGACGAGGTTGTAACCAGAAATCTAACTTATGATTGGGAGTTTCTAAGGAAAGAAATTAAAGAGCATGGACTCAGACATAGCACACTCTCTGCTCAAATGCCATCAGAATCTTCTAGTGTGGTTTCTAATGCTACTAACGGCATTGAACCACCTAGAGATTATTTAAGTATTAAGAAAAGTAAAAAAGGTCCATTGAAACAAGTGGTACCAGATTACAAAAAATTAAAATCAAACTATACTTTACTATGGGATATGAAATCAAACGAAGGTTATATCAATGTAGTAGCAGTAATGCAGAAGTATTTTGATCAAGCGATAAGTGGTAACTGGTCATACAATCCAGATCACTTTGAAGAAAACCAAGTACCATTGTCACAAATGGCGCAAGACTTATTAACGACATATAGATTAGGTTGGAAGACTTCTTACTACCAAAATACATATGACGCTAAGAAAGACGTTGACGAACCAGCACACCCGATTGGTTTCACAGATAATGTACCAGAAGAACCAATCAACAATGACGAGGATCCAGAGAACTGTGATTCTTGTACAATTTAAGAAAGTAATAAATAAAACGCTATGGCAAAATCAGTTTTTAATAAAGGAAAAAATGTCAATTTTTTAAAACAACCAATGTTCTTTGGCGAGGACCTGGCTGTTCAAAGATACGACACTATGAAATATCCTATATTTGATAAATTAACTCAACAACAACTTGGTTACTTTTGGAGACCAGAAGAAGTTTCTTTACAAAAAGATAGAAACGATTACCAAGAGTTAAGACCAGAGCAAAAAGATATCTTTACTTCTAATCTAAAGTATCAAACTATGTTAGATAGTGTTCAAGGTCGTGGTCCTTGTTTAGCATTCTTACCATTTGTATCATTACCAGAACTAGAAGGCTGTATTGTGACTTGGGACTTTATGGAAACAATCCATAGTAGAAGTTATACATACATCATAAAGAACTTGTATTCTAATCCTAGTGATGTATTTGATACCATTATTAAAGATGAGAAGATTGAAAAGAGAGCGAATTCTGTAACACAATGTTATGATGATTTAATCTTAACAGGTTACAAATATCAACTAGATAAAACTAAAGTTGATGAATACGAATTAAAGAAAAAATTATGGAAGGCTTTGATTACAGTAAACATACTAGAGGGTTTAAGATTTTATGTATCGTTTGCTTGTAGTTTTGCTTTTGGTGAACTTAAATTATTAGAAGGATCAGCAAAGATTATTTCATTTATCGCAAGAGACGAAAGTCAACATCTAGCAGTATCACAAAGAATTATAAACAATTTTAGAGACATAGAACGAGACAAAGTTATGGACAAAGTAATTAAAGATACTGAAAAAGAAGTCTATACAATGTATGATGACGCAGTACAAGAAGAAAAAAGATGGGCGACTTATCTTTTCTCAAAAGGTTCTATGATAGGTCTATCAGAAAAATTATTACATCAATTTGTAGAGTACACAGCTAATAGAAGAATGAAATCTATTGGACTAACTCCTGCTTATGATACCAAAACAAATCCATTACCATGGACAGATCATTGGTTGAATAGTAGAGGAACGCAGAATGCTCCACAAGAAACAGAAATAGAAAGTTATGTTATTGGTGGAATAAAACAAGACGTTAAAAAAGATCAATTTAAAAAGTTTAAATTATAATGATAGAAAAACGAGAAAAGACCTGTTCTAGTTGCGAGACTAAATACTCTATACAATGGGACATTGAGGTACAAGACCTTGAGCCATTGACTTGTCCATTTTGTGGACATGAAGTAGAGGAAGTACCAAATGACGATGGAGAAGACACAATCTGGACAAACGAATCCGAAGACGATAATTGGAATTGATTATAGTTTAACAAGTCCAGCCATTTGTATTACAACAGATTTCGTATTTAAGAATAGTAAGTTTTATTACTTGACAAATAAGAAAAAGTACATTGGTAAAATGTCAAACAATATTATTGGATTTGAACATAAAGAATACGACACACCTATTAGACGATTTAGTCAAATATCCGATTGGGTATATGAACTAATGGAAGATACTATACACACAGAACAATTAGTTTTCATAGAAGGTTACTCTTTTGGATCAAAGGGTCAAGCAGTATTTCAGATTGCTGAGAACTGTGGTATTCTAAAGTATAGATTACAACAAATGATGATAGATTATGACACTGTTGTTCCTAGTGTAGTAAAAAAGGGCGCCACTGGAAAAGGTAATGCTGATAAAGATATGATGTATGAATTCTTTTCTAAAGAAACAAAGACAGATTTAAAGAAAATATTTGATACTCAAAAGGTCGGAAACCCTATATCAGATATTGTTGATAGTTATTATATAGCGAAAATTGGCTACGAATCGTCACAAAAACCCCTATAAAACCACCATTTTAATCAAAAAACCTAGTAAAATCAACACTTTTTAACC